GACAAATCCCTTGCCTGGATCCTCGGTGATCCTGCCAACTGGAATGGCGTAGATAAAAAATATTTCTTCACCCCGACCGGTGATGATTTTGAATGGCAGTATGCACAGCATCAGATCACTATGCTTGATAACGGTGATATTATGATGTTTGACAATGGTACTGCAAAAGTAAAATTAAGCGATAATGACAACCGTGTTTCCGGTGATGATATCTACTCCAGAGCCGTCGTTTACCATATCAACACCGATGATATGACGATCGAACAGGTCTTTGAGTATGGAAAAGAACGCGGACCAGAGTGGTATTCTGACTGGATCTCCGGTGTGATTTCCCTGGATGGCACAAAAGACCAGCTCTGGATCACAGCCGGTGCCAACCTCTATGATGAAGAAAACAACCGCTATGATCACTATCCGACCGACATGATGAAGCAGGGACTGATCAAACGCACCCATATCGACCAGGTATCAAACGGCACACTTGCTTACGAGATTCTGATCTCCGGCGATACTTATGCGTCCCTGACTTACCGTTCTCTCCGCCTGCCGCTCTATACCGAAGGAGCCACACTTGATGTAAATGCAAAAGGCGAGCTGCTTGGAACACTTGGCGAAACTGCCACCGCAGATTACACTGCACCGCTTGATGATGCTGCAGCACTTCCGGATGGCTGGGAATTTACCCTGGATGATGCGAAATTCTCTTTGAAAGGTGCGTACACTACAGACAAAGCTTCCGATGCACTGGAAGATGCTTACGTGATCTTAGTAAGCGGAGATGAGACAAAAGCTTACGCACTGACCCAGTATGGCACTGCCGGTGACGATGCAACAAAAGTTACCGTTTCCGGATGGGTTTCCCCGGTTGGTCTGGAAGGCAAGACCTGGGATATTTACCTTTCTGTCGATGGGCAGGTTTATGAAAGCGGACATTCCATCGCATTGTAAAAGATTTGCACAAAACATGAACTATTTGCAGATCATCTCAGGAAGTATGCTTATTTCTGATTGATTCTGTATAAAAGACCGGGGATTTCTCATTGTGTGAGAAATCCCCGGTTCTGTTATTCCCTGTCTTTTGCTAAATGATAATCTTTCAGGCATCGTTTCAGCCCTTCCTTCGCATCACTGAAAAGGATTCCTCTCTCCTTTGCTTTTGTACAGTCCATCCACAGATTATGTGCCGGCGGCACTTCTTCCGGTTTCCTGTCACTTTTCAGGAAGTGCAGCATTTCACAGGTGATATCATACATCGTCTGCTTCGTTTCACTTCCAAAATTGTAAACGCCTCCCGGAAGCATAAAAATCTTCGGCATATTTTCTGCAACTTCACGAAGATAGGTGATTCCCCGGTACTGTTTTCCAAAAGTCAGAACCTGCTTTTCGTTTAACAGCATACGAAGATAGTTCGACCGCTTTGTCGGATAATCATACATCCACTCTGCCCGCAGCATCACTGCATCCGGCTTTACATCCAGAACCCGCTGTTCCATCTCCAGCTTATGCCTGCCGTAAACATTACAGGGACTGGCATCTTCCTCCTTATATGGACCTTCACCTGCACATCCGCGGTATACCTGATCCGAACTGAAACAGATCAATTTTTGTTCTTTCACTGCTTTTGCAAGAAACAACGGCAGACGCACATTTGCTTCATAAGATGCCCCCGGATCTTTTTCACACGTCCCGACATCTGAGATTGCTGCTGTGTGGATGATAACGTCTGCTCTGCTTTTCTCAATCATGTTTCGGATCTGTTCTTCGCTCATACTTCGCATGGACGGTGCCGCAACCGTATCATCCAGATCCTGCATCAGACGATTGCCCACAAAACCATGAGCACCTGTGATTAATATTTTCATGTTATCGCTCACTTTCTATATTCTGACAACAGCCAGTTTAATCGTTTCGATTCTTATATACATGTATAAAAAAATGTTAGTCAAATCTTAGTCAATTATAAGAAAG